CAATGCAGTGATTTACGAACCTTTTCAGCCAGATCTTTTGCGGCTGATTCAGTTTTTGCCAGGCAATCTATTTGATAGCGGGCTCTGAGCAAACCAGTAGCGCCGCCCATTGCGTTCTCTCTGTTTCCAGTGATTAATTTATAAACCATCGCGGGGAGTGTAGAATTCTGCGGATAGACAACGGGGTAGATTCTTCCAGACACGACGGCTTGAACAGCGGTATCGGCAATCAGATGTGTCCGCAGTTCGTCATCAATCATTAGCGTTTTCCGAGTTTTTCTGCCTCTTTTTCGATTTTGTTTCCCAACACTTTCGCGAGTACAGTGAGTGATGCGCCTGTGTTAGCGTCAAAGGCAGGCCTCAACCAAGGTTTTGGAGTAATACCGGGGTGGTCAATACGGCTAAATACATTCCCATTGATAGCGACAATCGCCTGATTTAGCCGTTTTAGCCTCCCTCTCCCAACAGTTGGATTCGGGATTTGGTGTGGTTGTGCCCCGAACTCAAGGAACATCCCGTAAAACTGATCTTCGTGTGGCCCGATTGCCACAGTCGGATGTGGCGCCTGACTTTTTGGGATCACTCTGGCTTTCGTACCTCTAGCCAGATCGCCGCTTACGCTATGGATATTCTGTCGCGCAGCGTTAATGATAGGTTTTGCGGCTCTCTTTAAGGAAGCCAACTGCACCTTCCGACCTATTTTTTTCGGCAGCTCCCTGAGCGCTTTTTCGAGTTCCTTACCACCTTTAAACTCAAACGTCTTAGACATTGGCCTCAGTCATCAACTCCAAGCCTTCATTGCGGCCCAGTTCAATGATGCCTCGAATATTATAAGTGGTGTTGCTGTAGGTTATTCGCATCTCGGTGTTGAGATCCGAGCGCCAACGTATTTTCCACCGAGTCGTTATCTCAGACTCAAACTGTTTCGCATTAAAAAATTCATCACCTCGGATGTCCTGTTTTTTTGCCCACACATTGGCATGTTTAGTCCAGGTTTCTATTTCTTGCCCAAAACTGTCTTGTGTTGCAGTGAATTTCTCGATAGTGATGAATCGATCTAATATGCCCGCTTGCATCAGAGTTTTTTCATCCTGTGGGGCCACCACATGGAGTGAACTGTTCCTGGAGCTAACGCACTCATGACACCTACTATATTCGAACCCCTGTGGTTAAATTCGTCCTCTATCCACAGCAGCATGCCGTTGATAATATCCGGGGGTATATCTTCACCGTCAACGCCATAACCTGCCACAAATTGGATTTCTACCGCGTTCATTTCACTTCGAATAGACGGCCACGTCTTTCCCCAGGCTGGTTTGATGCGCCCGGGTTGCGCTTTTGTATCCACGGTGTATTCGGTAGTGACCAACGTTTGTTGAATGCCAGTAGTATCGGTGTACTTAACCGATGTAACCGACTGCAACGGTGGGTAAGGTAATTTAATGGGCGTGTCTGATGAATCAGGAAACGCATCCAAAAATAAATCCCAAGTCTGCGTTATCAACGCCCTACCTAAGAAATCCTCTGCTGCTTGCCTGGCTCCCTTTATCTTATCCTCAATCAAAGCGTGTTCATTTGTATCCGTAACACGCAGCTGATCTTTCGCGTCATTCAGAGATATGGGTTCTTCGGTGGGAGCCGTAACAAGAACTAATGACATAATTATTAGACACCGTTCATGGTATGGTTGACGAACACCTTGAGAGTATCATTGGCTGTTTTGGCAAATGATGCCGCAAAGGCATACCCGGTCAAAAGCGGTTCTGCTGCCCCCGGCGATGCATTGGTGATGATTCCGTGAGTGATGGCTGTATCATTAAAATCCGCCTTTGTGTAACTCACCAGCCACGTGGTCACATCGGTCCCAGCCCCGGTATTATCCGCATCGCCATCATTCGACTTTGGATAACCCGAAGCATGGGCTTTTTCGCTACCGGCTATTGCTGTAAAACTATCGTCGGTAGCAGCCTTACCGGGAGTTCCCGCCGTACACATAATTTGCACACCAAAGGCGTTCGTCGGCGCTTCCGCTGCTCCTCGCTGTGCGTAGTGAATGTCCCCAGCGTCAGTCACGATGTTGGAGGCCGGTATCAGTATTCTCCCCTCTGGCCCATTTAACACCGCCAAAACGTTTTGGTGCTTGGGTAGAAATAACCCCATAGCCCAAATACCGCCCCGAGAGGTATAAACTTTGTTTGCAAACTGTGAAACTAATGTTTTGATCAACATTGTTAACCTCTCCGTAAGACAGCTATGACTTTTTCATCTGTGGTTTCAATAGAGTTTGGCCCAACGTTATTATGGTTGTGGATAACCACCCTCCTTGGTTCACTTTTGAAAACCATAATGCTTTTATTTTTCCTGCGGTCAACGTACAAACCAACAACACCTAAAATCAGGAACACAGATAACGCCCCACAGATAAACAGTATCATCACGTTCTCCTTTGAGCCATTAGATCCAGATACCAGGTGGCTATCTTGTCGCTGCCAGCATCCGCTACAACCTTGGCTTCATACTTCTGCCCAATACTTAATACCAACCCGTCTTCCAGCGTCCCTTCGTAATTGCCATTGGAGGAGGCCACGTAAGAAAGCGTCAACGGCCAGGATTGACCCGAGACATTAACGCCTTTTCTATCCGTCACAGTTACCGTTACCGTCGCATTGTTGACATAGACACTGGTCGCCGCATCCTGCAAACCTGTTAATTGGATCAAATTGTCGTTCTCAATGTAGACAATGCTATGACTCATCTATGTCAACCTTCCCTTTTAATGATGACTTGATTAAACCACTACCCAATAGTGACACTTTGGTTGAACCGCTGCCCAACAAGGATGCGCTGATCTTGAGTGCGGATATAACCAGTTTAGCAAGAGCACCCGCTAGGAGTTCCAATATTCCTTCGGAGATATTAACCGCCTCCCCAATGACCCTAAAGATTCCTTTAAAAGATAATATGCCTTCGTTTATTTGTTCGGTTTCATTGATGAGTCGCAGAAATGCCTCGACTTTTTCAATCGATTCGGTTATTTGCTCGGTTTCACCGGTGATTCTAGCCAGCGCCATCGCATTTGCTAAAGACTCACTAACCTGTTCTGTCTCGTTATTGAGCCTGAGCAGGGCTAACAGGCTGACTAAACTCTCGCTAATATTTGCCGTTTCTTCCAGGATTCGAACAATCCCTATAATGTTATCAACAGACTCTGATATCTCCTCGGTTTCATTAACCACCCTGGAAATGGACAGCAGGTTCAACGTGTTCTCGGTTATTTGCTCTGTTTCATTAACTACCCTGAAGATGGATAGTAAATTTAGAACCCCCTCCGTTATCTGCTCTGTCTCATCGATAATTCTATTAATGGCGAGCGATCTTGAAATGACTTCACTGATCTGCTCAGTTTCGTCCAAGACCCTGATCAATGCTAATGCTCTGGCAATGACCTCACTTATTTGCTCGGTTTCGTCGATTATCCTGGACAGGATTCTGACACGAACCTCAGCCTCACTTATTTGCTCAGTTTCGTCCCTGACTTTAACCAAACTAAGGCCTGGGTTTGTTAACGGTAGATAAGGGCTTGGTCGAGTATATGGCGGGGGGCGCCTAAACACATATGCCATTATCCGTCACCCCCATGCCATTCTATTTTTCCTTATTTATTTTTTCCGTTTTACTCTTCTTTAGAATCTTAACGCCGGGCATGTCCTTGGCGACCTCGGCACATTGGTCAGATACGTCGTGTTCACCTTTATCGAAAGTAATCACATCGTATCCGTTTAGGGAAATTTTGGTGTTAGGTTTCTCTACAGATATTAGCGGCATAGCCATATACCTCAAAAAAGAACAGCGGGGCGAACCCCGCTATGGATTAAAGATCACGATGGTGGGCGAGCCCACGGATGACAGTGGCACCAACAATCCCGCCGGTGGTTGCACCTGTGGTGACATTCACGCCACGGATGTACCGTTTTGTCCCAATGTACCCAACAGTGAACGTCTTGTTATCATCGGCGGCCCCGATAGCCGGCGCAGCTCCTTGAAGCTCGGCAGCAGCTACAGCGGCATACGTAGCGTCATCGTCTGATTCCTCGACAGCCGTCGTGTGAGTCCCGTCGGTAATGACACCCGTGTGAAACAGCACCATCGCGCTGTCGTGATCGCGAAGATCCACCCCTGTTCCATTGACCGTACCGTCGGTATAAGCCGCAGGCGGCAAGGAGTGCGCTTCGTCCAAGCTAGTTTGTAGATCGCGTTTCATTGCAAAATCTCCTATCGAGAAAGTCAGCGGGCAAAAGCCCGCATACCGATTAGGCGGCGAACTTCATAATGTCCCTTATCTTTGCACCAACAGATACAGAGATTTCTCCACATTTTACTAACTGTTCAATAGTAAATCCATCTTTTCCACCTTTTTGGAGGGCACAGATATTTCCATCAGAATTTGTAGTGATAGTAATTCTTGCGTCTAAGCAAAACCATTCATCTGCATTTGGATCTACAATAATGTGTTCACCAATTCTACCCAT